CAAATGCTTCTGGATAACGCTTCCTCATGGTTTCATCAACTCTACGATAATACTCGTCTGAATTCGGATCAACTCCGCTTCGGACCAGTTTTTCATGCAGGCCAAGGGCAAGGGCGGTCATTTCCTCGTCCTCACCAAACCAAGTATTTTTCTCTTGCCAAGATTTCGCTTTAGGGTCTACCTTTGGCTGAGAAAACTCTTGGGGCACCTGAGCCTGTTGTGCCTGTTCTACTCTACCTTCGTTCTGTTGTAAAGAAGGTTTTACACGAGAGATAGTCTGGATTTTAAGTTTAGCGTCTGTAAGAAGTTCTTGGGCTTCAGCAATCTTTTCCGAATCCCCGGCTTCATAAGCCTGCTTTAAGCGTTCTTTAGCCGAACTAAGGTCAAAATTGGCATACTTCTGGGCTTCCTTAATAAACGCCTGCTCATTCTGACCTAAGCGTTCCCGAAGTTGTTTTGCCTCCTGATCCCGCATTTGGGCGAAACGCAAGGCTTCCTCACGTTCACGTAAAGCCCGTTCTTTTTCCCGGCGCTCGTCGTGCCAAACACGTTTCATCTGGGAGAGGCGCTTTTTTACCTTCTCCGAATACTCATCCAAATCCTCGTTTTCAAGTTCCTCTACTGTACGTTTAGACAGTGGTTTACGGCCCCGATCTTCTTCAGGGGTGTCGTCTTCAATCTTGACCTCAAATTCAGGTTCAGGAGCCGCTTTAACTTCAGCCTCCTGTTCGTCAGGAAATTTAAACTCTTCTCGCTCAATAGCCATGGTTTACTCCTATGCGCGACGGATTCCACGGGGGTCTTGAACCACCGCTTCTACCGTGTCGTCGTTGATGATGCGGAACTCCCTACCGTGGATGACCACGCGGGTGCCCGAGTACGGACGGGTTAGAACAAAGTCGCCTTCCTTGCACCATGGGCCGGTGGGGAAACGTTCCTTGTCTGCATAGCAAAGGTCACCCATCTTGATGACGAAGAGAACGACCGTAGTCTGCTCCTCGGCACGAATGGTGTTGTCAGCCTTGATAATGCCGCCCTCAAACTCTTCCTCTACATGCGGGACTGCACAAAGCAGCCGATAGCCTTTCGGCTCTGGCAGGAGTTTGGCCTTAGCGGCCTCTTCCTGAGTTTTCTCTACGTTGATACTGCTCACTCTTCCTCCATCCTTTTTGCAAGGTCTTTAATGTGGATTACTGCGAGATCAAGACCTTGTAATACCCCGCAGAGTCTTTTGTACTCACCTTCATCAAGTTTGCCCTGAATCAGATTTTCCACGATCGATGTGCGCTCCTCCTTGAGTTTAGTTTCAAGGTACTCCAGAGCGTTTGAATAACCCATTACTCACTCCTTTTTGGCGGCGCCATCCGACGCTGTTGTGCCTGATCTTTAGCCTTGGCGATATCAACGCCAAGTCGGACTCCTTCAGTCTCCATCCGATTCGATTCTTGCGCCTTGTGCTTCTCAATATCCGCACCAAGCCGTGCTGCATCAAGTTGCTGACGACCAGAGATCTCCGCTTCGCGCAACCGAAGTTCATCTTCCTTAGCAGCAGCGTCCATAAGAATCTGCTGTTCTTTAAGTTGGAGTTCTTTCTGCTTAGCCTGCATCTCCATCTGCACCTGCATCTGCTTGGTCTGGGCCTGCATCTGCTTGATCTGGAGGTCCATCTGCTGCAACTGCATGAGCGGATCTTGTGCCTGCTGCGCCATCTGCTGAGCCTGTGCTTCAGCCTGATCCTTCTGAAGAAGTCGTGCAGCGGCAAGGGCGCTAACCTGAGCGATTTGAACCTCAAGTTCAGGCTGCAAATCGTACTGCTCGTTGTCGTCTTGCGGCAGCGGAGGAAGCGCCACACCAAGTTGTTTCTCAATATCCCGACGATATTGATAGGCTATGTGCTCCATAATATGCGCCTGAAGCGATGCAGTAATCTGCTGCGCCATCGGATTCTGCCCAATGACAGCCGCCATTTTGGGGTCTTGCCCAAGCGCCATGTGAACCTGAATATGGGCCTCGTGGTCTTGGTAAATAAACGCCTTGAGCGGCTTGCCCATCATTGCGTCCATGTTTTCAGTTACAGGATCGCGGGGCTTTTGATCATCCGGCATTGGGACAATCTTGTCGGCGTTACGAACACCTAAAACCTCAATCATCTGCCGGTGCAAGTACGGCAGGTTATATAACTGTGGTGCCCCTTGAGCCAACTGCATAACGGCTTGGTACTGCACGACCTTCTGCGACATCGTTGCCGCGTTCGGGTCTGAGACCGGGATAACATCCACATCGTCGTAGTCAGACTTCTTAGCCTTACGGCTACCGACTTCCGGTTCGTACGAATACTCATCCGGGGTGTTGTCACGGATAATGGCAGCGAGAAGTTTGAACTCCTGCTTCATCGCGTAATACACGCGAGCCTGCACCGCCGACATTACCTTCAAAACGCGCTCTAGGATGGCTAGGGTAGTACCTACCGGCGCTTGGTTCGACATATCGGAGATCTTGAGATCCGACACCGCAGCGAAACGGCGTCCTTCCTCGATGATCTTATCGAGCAACATCGAAAGAGTTTGCGACGGCTCCTTGTACGGCAAGGGCAGGATGTTGTCCCGCACTGCACCAGAGGGAATATCTACGTCTCGCCATTCGCCGGGAGCGATGGGGGTGTCATCTCCCTTGATACGCAGACCGCGTGATTTGAGACCACCCGGAAGATTGCTAAGAGTTCCTGCATCGACAAGTTGGCGAAGGAGGGAGGTTGCTGCTTTAGAGTGGCCGCCGATAAGGTGGATAAGTCCGAAATAATAGAAGCCAAAGCCGGGGATATATCCGTAATGGACAAAGTGCTGCCGCTTTGATTTGAGTTTGTCATCTTCTCGCCAGTTGCGGCGTATCGCCAGAATTGTCCCCGTCCCCTTCTCAATCGTCACCACGTAGGGTAGTGCGATGCCTGTCTCATTGTTGTCCTTATCGACATCGGGATACCCCGGTAGGTCGATGTTCACGTGCATCTCAAGCAACTGGAACCGATCATCCATGCTGGCTGAGAAGCCTTGATCCTCTGCCTTCTGCTTCTCTACCTCGTCCATCGTGCGAATCGGATCGCCAAGGTCAACATCGCGGTAGAAGCCTGCGTACTGCAGTCTGATCAGTTCGTTCTTGGTCTTACGCATCCGGTGCGTAACACGGTCTGCGGTCTCAAGATTCGCCGCGCCATACGGCACAACGATGTCTTCAGCCGGGATATACACAGCGGTCTGACGATTCAGAGAAGGATCGAAGTACACCTTCTTAAAGGCATTGCCTGCCAAGGCCATGCTGAGCAGCATCCGCTCATGCTCGGGGCGGTACTCCTTCATCACCTCGGTCAACTGATAGTTCATGTCATCGGCAACGCGAATGGCCGAATCTTTCTTATCCGAGGTTTCCTTGCCTACAATCTTAGTCTTGACCGGCCCCATCGCGGGGAAAGTCTCCATGATCGTCTCGGACTGGAACTTAACCGCCGACTCCATCAAGAGAGGGTGGAACACACCGCAGGCACCGGGCCAAGGCTCAGTACGCTCCTCGTACCGGATACCCAGAATCTTTAAGCCTTTGACGTAGGTATCCAGCCAGTCTTTACGGCTAGAAAGGTCTTGTTCATACTGTCCGATTAAATCCCCGGCCAAACTCTGCAACTCGCCCTCGCTCATAAACTCCGCGAGGTTAGAGTCAAAGTCCTCAGCGCGAGGCTCATCCTTCATCAATTCTATAACGGCCCCGTCTACGCCAATCGATACGCTCTCAGGGTCTTCGATCATAATCTCAATCGGGGCTTCATCAGCAGCGAGGGCTTCAAGACCCATCGGAGCCTGCATTAAACTTTTATCGACGGCCATTTAAATTCTCCTAGTAATACGACTCGCGCCTATGGCTCTTAAACCACTTAGTCGGTGCAGGCTCATCGGTTGGCAGTTGGATAAACCCACCTTGCCGAAAGCGCATCAGCGCCAAAGTAGTTGAGTCCACTAAGTCATCATGGGTGCCAGAGGGAAAGTCATTACACTCCTCCGCAACCTCCCACGCCCAACGTCGGTCAGGCAACCACACAATACCTGAAGAAAACAGGTCCGTCACCGCGTTAACCCGGCTGATCTTGTCCTGTCCCTTGCCCGGCGTGAACTCGCTGACCGGAACTCCCATACGCCTCATTTCCTGATAAAGCGCAGCCCCGTTAGATTTCTTCTCCACAATGAACGTATCAGGGCGCCACTCTTTGTATTCGTTAAGCACCAACTCTTTTAACTCTGGAAACTCCAGTCGCTGTTTGATGCTATTTAAAAGGATTATGTTGTGGTTTTTAGTCTCTTCATTAAAGAAAATGCCCCATGTAGTCAGGGCATTATAGTCTGACCGATTGGTTTTCTCTTGCGCGGCGTCGAGCGCCATTATCATAAACTCACAACTTGGCGGGTCTTCCTTCTCCCATACCTGCCACCATTCCCGTTTAATTAATGCGCCTTCTTCACTTGTCGGCTGCTGCATGTACTGGGCTTGCCAGTACCTCGGATCCATACCGGCTTTTTTAGCCAGCAGTTCGTCAATGCCCCAGAAGTCAGGCCAGAGCGGTTTGTCATTCAAAATGGCAGGGAATTCCACTACTTCCCACTCATCGGCGTCGTCGTTCTTAGTCATGTGGTCAATGATCTTGCCCGTCAGATCCATCTTGCTCCAACGGGTCATCACCACAATAATCGCGCCGCCCGGCATCAGTCGTTGGATCGGACCTGACTGGAACCACTCCCATGCTGGCTCAAAAACATCAGCGCGGCCCTGTTTAGCCTCCTGCTCAGAATGTGGATCATCAATAATAAAGAGGTCGGCACCGCGACCAGCAAGAGCACCGCCCACACCAATAGCGAAATACTCGCCGTTAAAATTTGTACCCCAACGAGAAGCACTTTTACTATCAGCCTGAAGTTCCACGCTAGGAAAAATGTCACGATAGGACTCCGAACCGACCAAGTTACGCACCCGACGACCGAAATTCACCGCCAAATCAGCGGTGTGTGAGGCCATAATGACCTTTTTGTGCGGAAATTTGCCTAAAAACCACGCCGGAGCGAGGTAACTGATCATCTCTGACTTGCCATGGCGGGGGGCGATGTTGACAATCACCCGTTTCTTCTTCCCTTCTGCAATCTCCTCAAAAATCTTGGCAAGACGACGGTGGTGCGGACCCACTTTGTAGCCCGGATACACGTGATTGATGAAATCTAGGAAAGAATCCTTGCCCAGTTTTTGAGTTATCTGAGATTGATACGTCTTTAAGAGTTCGGCAACGCGCCGTTTCTCCTTTTCGGGCATCTTAGGCAGGGATGCCTTGAGTTTTTGCAGGTTTTCAGGGGAAAGTTGCATCATTTTAGTCGGCTACAAGCGACTTTAGACCAGATTCTTCTGGTCCCCATGCCCCAATTGGGCACTTTTGGTTTGCTAAACGAGTCTTACCCTGTATAACGCAGCCGCATTTCTTGCAGATGCCGAATTTATTGTGTTCGCAGAGGCCACAAGAGGCGAGCCGGTCTTCTACCGTACCTGCTCTAGCCAACTTCACGAGGCGGTCCCTCTTCTAATACGCGGTATTCAATGCCTTCCAGCACCGACAAGAGTTCTTTTTCAACTTCTTCAATCGGCTTAACGATATGCGTAGTTTCACTGCGCTTTTTAAAGGCATCTACGCCATCTACTTCGCCCAACTTTGACAGGGCTTGGATGCGGGTTTTGCTGCTATCGGCGTGTTCTACCTCATAAACTAACTTATTAACGACGTACAACTTCAACTCAGACAAGTCATCTACTAACGCGCAGTTGCTCTGCGCCACAAGACCTGCGAGGTACGCCATGGTCTCGTTCGGATACTTGCTGTAATCAAGCCGGGTTTTGGGATTGGCAAGGTGGGCAGTGGCAATTTCTTTAGCCACGCTGATGTCATTCTCGTCTGGGCAGAGTGGGGTGCCGGTTAGGTCGGATATAAGTTTGATAGTTCTTGCCCGCATCTCAATTTCAGCCTCGGGAGTGAGGTCTGGCAGGGCATCAGCCGCGTTAGCAGGCAGAGGGATGTTTTCGTCAATCTCAGGTATGAGGATATCTTGCATGGGCTTTACTGGGGCCAAGTTCCCTAGTCAACACAATATATACGAAGTAAAACAGCATGGTACCAAAAAGAC